TTAACAGAAAAGAGATTAAATAGAGAACTTCGTGTTAGAGAAATGATTAACTCTGATACATCTATTACAACTGTATCTGGCACACAAAGTTATTCACTACCCACAGGTTTTATAGAAGCAATTACTGTAATATTTCAAAGTGATCCTTTTGTTACACTACCATTTACAAGCAACCATGATTTTTATAAAAAATATAATAGTAGTGTTGCATCTGGCTCTCCATCATTTTTTACAATAGTTGGAGATAAAATTAAATTAGGTGTAGCACCAGATCAAGCAGTTACACTGCAAATTGATTTTTACAAAGAAATTACAACACTATCTGATAGTGTTACAACAAACGATATACTTACAACATTCCCAGAATTATATTTGTATGGTTCACTAGCAGAATCTTCACCTTTCTTAATGCAAGACGAAAGATTAAATGTATGGGCTTCATTATACAAAGAAGCTGTAAACAAAGCTAATGAGTCTGCAATGAAAGGCTCATCATCTACACCTTTAATGATGTCTGCAAGAATGGTGGTCTAAATGATTAAGTTTGGCGATTTACAAGCTGATCTACCAACGTATCAAAACACAGGTGCATTAAAAGTAGATAATGTTATTCCATTAAGAGATGGCTACAAAAGTTTATCTGGTTTCCAAGCATTGAGTGGCACAGGTTTATCTAATCCTGCTGTTGGATTATTTACATCATTTTCAAGTGGTGGTTCTACAAACTACGCAGGTGATAGAAGTAAACTTTATCAAATGGATAGTTCACTTGTATTCCAAGATAAATCTAAATCAGGTGGGTATAATAACTCTACTACAGAAAACGCAAGAGACTTCTGGGCTTTTACACAATTTGGATCAAACATTATAGCAACTAATGGTGCAGATAATATACAAAAATTTGAAGAGGGTGTTGATAGTGCTTTTAGTGATCTTGTTTCTTTAAAAGCAAAATTTATAGCAGTAATAAGAGATTTTGTTGTAGCAGGATTTACTACTGAATCTAGTGTCGTGTACAATCAAAGAGTTAAGTGGTCTGGTATTAATGACAGTTCAACATGGACACCTAGTCAATCAACACAATCTGGCTTTCAAGATATTGTTGGTA